TACCACATTTTATCACCTGTTTTAATATCAGGTTTATTTTCAGAAAAGAAATCATTTAGGCCATTACTAATAGTTGCTAAAGTAATGTCATCACCCGAAACAATTCCACCTTTTTTTACTTTAGGAAAATAACTACTCAAATCTTTAGTGAACCCTTCGTATGAATGGTCACCATCAATAAAAACAAAATCTAAAGATTCATCTTCGATAGAGTTGGCAAAAGTTGAACTATCTTCATAAACAAATTCAATTTTTTCTTTGTATGGTTTCAGAACATCGATTGCATATTGTTTCATCAATGCTTGGCGTTCTTCATTGAAATCTGCACCATTCCAATCTATGTAAGTTGGATAACTATCAATTGCATAATACTTCTTAATGTTTGGCACATTTTTTATTAACAGTTCCGTTGATGCAGCTAGACAAACGCCGATTTCAGCACCAACAATTTCTTTGTCACCAAAATGTTCAACAAAAAGTTTTTCTAAACCGAGACCAGACGCATTTGATTTATTCCGCCAATCAATTTGTTTTTGAACCCATTCTCCTGCAGGCAAATGATGAAATGGGTCTTGACTAGCCACTTTTTCATCTCTAACTATATTTTGTATTGTGTCAATAATAAATTCATCACTCATTTTTTGTCCTTGATTTTGTTTAGTATATTCATTGCATCAGGATATTCTCTCATCCATGAAACCAACTCATCATTCTTTATCACATCTTCTAATGGATTTTTTGGCTGTGTATTTACTGTAATATTAAACCTCGCCAATTTGTTCCAATCAATTTGATATTCACTCATATTTTTTCTCTATAATATCTTTCCATTCAGGTACTCGGTCATACTGATGAACAATCGCAAAAGGTTTACCAGTGCTTGTGCATATCATATTATCTACTAAAATTGGAGTTTTTTCAACCAGCTTGTCGCCATATTTACCGACAACTTGTGGACCTGTTGTGCCAAGTTGTGCTGCATACCCATCTTCAGACATTGCAAAATTGGTGATATCTTTGTAAGATTTCATATTTAAAAGAATATTCAATGCTGCCTGGTCAGGACCACCACCACCTTCTGTCCAATGACTTGTGCCATTACAAATCATATAGATGTTTAGAAACACATCAAGCATCGTATCAAATTTACCTGATACTGTACCTGCATTATAAATTAAATTTTCTTTTGTGTGGTCTTGTAATACCGCACCAAATGCTTTAAACATATTGTGGGTACCCCAATCTTCGTCTTTGTAACGAATAGATTCACAAGCAACATTAATTTCTTTGTCGCCAATGTTTTCTTCTAACCACTTTGAGGGATTTGTTTGAAACACCACATCTTTAACATCTGTGGAGATAATGTATCGGTATTGTCCTTGAAGTTTCTTCAGAAAATACCACATATGTAGAAATCGTTCTACTACAATTGAGAATTGGTCTTTGTAATAGAATTGTTTGTTGACTTCATCTTTGCCTAATGCGAGAACAGTATAGTTTCGCTTGACGAGTTCTTCCACGGTTTCATAACTTACATTATAACAAACCATCACCTTCACACCATCAAAACCACATTGGTCTAAAGAATTGACCCAAGGTTTAATTTTATCGAATGTGTACCCGGTGATACACCCAATCACAACATCTTTCATAATAATCTCCAATGATATAACTACTTAGTCTTTACATATTCACTAAATGATTTAATTTTTTGTCCTGGTGTGTCTTTCTGATATTTCTTCCGAAGTTTGTCAGTTCCCCATTCACCTGCACCATGTTCTTCATGCACACTTTTATGTAGTTTAACTCCCGTGACACTCTGAATATGTTTCCATGCACCTTTTGAATCTTTTTTCTGTATCAAAGATTTTAATTTTTCTTTTTGGTCTTGATTGGCTTTTTGGTGAAATTTAAACATTTCCATTGCACCAATATTACCAACATATGCCGCTTCATCGACTTTGGTTTTAAACATTATCCCCTCGTCAATTGAAGAATTTTCTGAATCTGTGCCTCAACAAGTGCCTTACGATTTGGCCAATAGATATATTCTTTGTCGGCAGTCTTTAATAATTTTGTAAAGAAAGGCAACACAAGTTTTTCTACTTGTTCAAGTCTCGCTTTATATTCTTCTGCGGTGTCTGCGGTTTCAGTAATTACGGCATTGTATTCGGCTTCTGATACTGCACTAAAACCAAAATCATCATCACCATATTCTGCTAAAATTTTATTGATATCGTATGCCACTATTTACTCCAATTCTTTGCAGCGTTGAAATTTTGTTGACTGAACTCTAAGCGGTCAATAAGTTTTAATGCGCCGCCAGTTAATCGGTCAACTGCAACAAATCCTTCAGGACCTGTTATTTTGAAACCATCATCTGTTCTTACAAAAGTATCAACGGATGTTTTAATAGATTCTAATTTTTTAACTATCATGTTTTTAGCATCCACAATTAAATTCATCAAATCAAATATCAATTTTAATTGTGTGGCATTAGAACGATAGAACCTCATTACTTCATTTTTCTCTGCAATTCTTTTTTTCTTTGTTGCTTCCATTTTTGCAGCAGTTACTTCTTTATTAAGTTTATCTTCAACCCAACGAATCAATTCTAGTGTATGAGTTTTGGTGTCAGTAATTTTTTGACCTGCTCGGACTTTAGTATTATTAAAAGTTTTAATTTGTAAATTGATAACATCAGAAGAAGAAATTCTATTAAGAACTAATGGTGCAATTGTTTGAAATGTTCTTCCTGCAATAGAAAGAATTGTGCTTATTTGTTTTGTCTCTTGTTCAGTAAACGATGCAGTACCAGAAGAATCTACAAATGATGCATCACGAAACCAAACATCTTTTGTTGGTGATAAGTTATTAATATCAATATTAAATGATGCTCTTAGAGTATCGATTGTTCTACCTGAATAAGAAGTGTGAAAAACAATACCAAGTTGTGCATCTACCATTTTGCGAGCCATAACTGTATTCGTTGGTACGGCATATACGATAGTGTTTGGTTGAAAAGTAATATATGATTTGCCATCAATAACTTGTTTATCGATATCACCTTTGGTAAACAATAAGTCACCTTGCAGTATACCTTTAATACCAAGTTTTGGTAAAAACGCAAGTGCAACTTTTAATTTTTCATTGAGTCCAGGATTAGGATGATTTGCATCAATGTCTGCATTGGTATAATTTAACTTACCATCTTTATTGAAAACAGATTTAGTGCCTACAAAAAATTTGTCGTTTTCAGGATTTATACCACAAATAACCGCAGGTGCTCCATCCCATTTTGTGGTAACATTTACTTTTGTTTGTGAGTGACCCGCAAGCATATCACGAAGCGATTGGAGAAAATTAATTGATTCTCTTGCACCATTAACACCACGATTCAGAACATTGTCTTCCAAATGTTCCAAATGTAGATTGGCACCTTCTTTTTTTACTTCGGTTAAAAAATCGATAAATTTACTCATATATTTTTAAGAAATAAGAACTTTGATTTGTGTTTGATGCACCATATAGAAAAACATCTGTGGCAAAATCATTGAGTTTTTGTGGTTTACTCATCATAATGTCAATCATTTTCATACACATATATTTTGAAATGATAAACGATTCGGTTTCTTTTGCTCTCGCAAGAGCCATTTTTTTAAAATCTGCTTCACTAACTTTAACACCACCCATTGTTGTTTTATTATATTTTTTAAATGTTGGGTTATCAAATAACTTTTTATACATTCCATAAAAACTTTTCCAAAATGCAGGTGAACTTACTGAACTAACTATTTCACCTTCAGAATTTCTGAATATTCCTTCTTTAAAGTTTTGAAGTAAATATGTATTTACATTACCGCCACCAATTTTACCACCTGCGGCGGTTGAACCAGAAATTTCTCCTTGCCATGATGGTTTGGCGGCAGATCCACTTGTTGCACGGAACTGAACACGACCATCACCAATATACAAATAACAATCGATGGATGAAAAAAATGGCATTTGACCTTGTTTTAAATTTTCTGGACTCACAATAAAACCATTAAATGTATATGACTTTTTTTTACTTCCTGGTTTATTATATTCATCTGCTTTAGGACTTCTTTCAATCTTTTTTAAAGATACACCTAATAATTCTTTACTTTGAGCCAAGTCATAAATTTTTTTATTTAATTTAGACCAACTATCTGTTGGCATATCAGGAAGAGTTGATTCAGTAAGACCGAATGTTGTCATCCAAATGTCACCTGGATTCCACTTATCATCACCAAATGAACCTGGTGCTTGTGGTGTTCCACTTTT